GTCATCCCCAGCCAGCGCGAGATGCGGCGCCGGATGTCGGCCTTCCGCTCGTGGTGGTTTAACCGACCGCCCACTGCAGAGTTCCCTTTGGTGTCCGTGGAGGTATGCGTGCACTGGGGCAAGTCACCCTACGAGCACATGCGGTTGCCGGTGAAACCATTCCCCAAGCTGCGGTTGCAGAAGTTTGACGGATTAGTCAATGTGGTGCGGACGATCACCGTAGCAATCCGCAAGCTGGCCCAAGCTAATGCCCGGCTCTACTGGACGCAAGCCGAGGCTGAGTTCTGGGAACGCTACGCCCGCGACACCTTACCCGAGGTCGTGCTGGGTCGCCAGCAGATCATCCGACACGCTCGAAGCATGAAAGGAAAATAATGGGAAGTCAAGAATTTTTACCGGAAAGGCGGGCCTACGCCCTGGCCGAAATGAGCTACCAGACTGGCTTGAGCATAGGTTTTCTGAAACTTGAGATCCGACGTGGTGAATTACGCGCACGATATTTTGGGCGCCGTGTCTTAGTACTTCGGGAAGACTGGGAGAGCTACCTCGCTAAGAGGGGAATAGTGGATGCGCCTTTAAGGGCCGCCGACAAAGCATGAAAGGAAAGTGAAGATGGGCCCCCAGGAAACAACAGAGTATAAATCCATCGAGGAACGAAAAGACCTTCGTTGCTGTGACTGCGGAGGTTGGCCGATAACCAATGGCTCCGTGTTCGTTGCGGTGTTTTTGATTCGGGATGGGAAACAAGAACTAGGTGGCATGTGCGAGCTATGCTTTCTACGTCGGCTTGAGAGGCGCGGGAAGGAGATAAACGCGACAAGCAGTTATTGTTCGCAAGTACACCTCCCGGAATTAGGTCTTGTTCGGAATAAACGTTAAAGTAGGAAAGAACCATGGCGTTCCAAACCAAGAGGATCTACCGCGCGCTGAACGGCGGCGAGTTGAAGCAGATCATGCTGCAACGGCTGACCGAAGCGATGAGCCTTGACAATACCGTCAACATTGTTCGGGGGTTCCCCCTCCTCAAGTACGAGGTGCGCGTCGCCTTGACCCCCTACAGGTCGGCGGGCGTGGACCGTAGCGGAGCGCCAATCGACGTACCGGATGGCGCGGTGGTCTACGAAGTCAACGGGGAATACTTCACCCCGGTCGAGGCTGCGGCGCTGGAACTAGTCGAGGAGTCGCCGCTGTACGGGCGCGAGGCCGACCCTCAAGAACTCAGGACGCTGGCCGGCATGGGCACTATCGAAACCGTGCGAACCAACACGGGCGAGTTGGTGGATGTCCGCACCAAGCCGGGGAGCTTGGAGCCTGCCGTCGAGCCGCCCAAGGTCACTATCCCCGACACGCCGCCACCGCCGCCCGTGCCGCCGCTGACGCAGCAGGAAGTTACCAAGGCGCTGGAGACGACGGGTGCGGAAGACGCCGATACGACATACAAGATTGAGGAGCAGCGCTGGGCGGGGTCGCACACAGACCCGGCGCTGGAGCGGGCGATCAAGAGCGCGGTTGATGATCCGCAAGGGGCGATGCGGGCTGCACCGGGGCGGGTATCGATTGTCGGCGGGGAGAAGGGGCCAAGGCACGGGCGATGAGCGTCCAATATAAGAAGCCAATCGGGACAGAGCCGGTATTTACATGCCCACTTTGCGCCGGCCCCTTTATTGAGCATGAGCGTGAAATTGGCAAGCCGATGGTTTTAGAGTGTTTTGTATGTCACCACTTAATCCTTGTGGCTGTCTGCGGTTTCAGTTCTGCCATGCGAACAGTAGAACCGGGGGACACTCTTTCTGCGGAACAAGCAGAAATTTTGAGAGATTTAGGATGGCAGGAGAAAAGCAGTGACTTGTCCTGATCTGCGGGGCTGCTTTCGGCATTACGAGTGGCGCCCGATGCACAGCGGCGGGGTGCTGGTCGGGTCCGATTGGGCCGACAAGCAGGCCGACGATCCCGTGTTTGGCATCCACAAGAACTCTGGCTCGTGGACGATGCAGGAGATTGCCATTCTGTACGCTGTCGCGCAGAAAGTCGGCGGCTCATGGCTCGACATCGGCGGAGCGACCGGCTGGACAGCGGCGTACTTGGCAATGGCGGGCTGCGAGGTGCGGGCGATTGACCCGATGTACGCCGTGCCGGAGTTCCGCGCGCGCGCTTGCGAGAACCTATCGCACCCTTTGCTGTGGCACGCGGACAAGGTGCGGCTGTGCCCGAAGCCGTCCGACGTGTTCTTCGACGTGGACACCTCCACTTTCAACGGTATAGTCATTGACGGCGACCACGAACCGCCGCAGCCGCTGAACGATGCGATTCATGCCGATTCACGCGTCGTGTGGGGCGGAGTGATTCTGCTGCACGATCTGATCTACGCTGGGCCGCAGGAAGCCTACAACTGGCTAAGGGCGCATACCTGGCTGGGAGAGGTTTACGAGACAACGCATCGGGTTGCGGTGTGCTGCTTGGAGCCGTTCGCGTTACCGGAGTTTGAATGCGTGAAATCAACTGCGTGACGATGGACATTACGACCGCCTGCAACCGGCATTGCGACAACTGCTGCGCCGGGATGCACCGCCGCCCTGTCGTGCATCATCCGTGGGAGTATTTCGTGCAGGCAGCGGAGCATCTGTATGGTATCTACCGGCTCAATCTTACCGGCGGGGAGCCGACGATGCACCCATCATTCGAGTTCCTGGCTTGGGTCTTGCGGGATTTATTCGGCTGCAAGTTGTTGACGCTTTCAACTAATGGTTTCAAGGTGCGCCAGTACGAGAGAGAACTGTGCAACTTCGACGAAATCTACTTCTCGGACTACGGCGAAAATCACGCCGAGTTAGAGTGGCTGCAAGGGCACTACGGCGGGCGCATCATTCATTATTGCCAAGAGTTCACGCCACTCGACCGGCGCGGCTCCGGCCAGCCGTGCCATCGTGGGCTGTCGGAAACGGTCGCACACGCCCATGGGCGGCTGTTCCCGTGCTGCGTCGGGCCGGGAATTCCAGGAGCAGAGAGCCTAGAGCCATGTGCAGGATGGCAGAAGAAAGTGCAAGCGGTGCCGCTGCCGTGCAAGGATTGCTGGTTTTCCCCATAGGAGGAAGGATGAGAGCGATTGTCAGCGTAGCGACGGGACGGTTTGTCGAGCACCAGGACCGGCTGCAGCGGCAACTGAACGCCGTAGAATCGACGGAGTTGCGCTGCTTCTGGCGCGATCAGCTCCCGCCCGCCAGCCCGGCGCACGAAGACGTGCCCTACGCATTCAAAGCCTACGCCCTGCTGCAAGCCTCTTTAGGCGCCAACGTGTTGCTGTGGATGGACTCTTCGATCTATCCCATCCGCTCGCTAGAGCCACTGTGGGACTTCATCGAAAACCACGGTTTCTGGTTCAGCGAGAATCTGCCGCAAGGCCGGAGCGACCTGCCGGCCTACAACTGCGGGCAGTGGTGCTGCGATTCGGCGCTGCCGGCGCTGGGCATCACGCGCGAAGATGCTTTCGGGATTCCGCAGGTCATAGCCACGTCTTTCGGCCTCGACTTGCGGCTCAAGGAATCCTCAGTGCTGCTGGAGCACTTCGTCCAATCGGCAGCTATGCGGACAGCCTTTCAAGGCCCGTGGAGCAACGGCAACGGCGAGGCTTCGCCCGATCCACGCGTGCTGGGCCACCGCCACGATCAGACGGTACTATCGGTTCTGGCGCATCGGATGTGGATGCCGCTCACACGCCCGCCGACGTTCATTGTGGACGAGATCCCGGCAACGGAAGATACAGTCATGGAGATCTGGCGATGATGGGGATAACTGAGATTATCGACACGGTGCAGCCGCACACGATGCTCGACGGCGAGCGGATTTTCGGGCTGGTGCAGAGCGTCATAAACGTCACGGCCTTTGGGGTTCCCGGCGCGTTTGTAGAGTGCGGCGTGTGGCGAGGTGGCGCGGCGCTGGCGATGATCTTGGCGCTTCAGGGCAAGGAAGTACGCGACATCTACCTATTCGACACGTTCGCTGGGATGACCAAGCCCGGCTTCGAGGACGTGGACTTCATGGGGCACGAGGGGCGTGAGGGCGATTGCGCCGCTACGGCGTCGGAGGTTCTGAAAGTCTTAGGTTTGGTAAACTATTGGGATTGGCACTTAGTTGTCGGTCGAGTTGAGGAAACCATTCCCGCCCTGGCTCCGCAGCAGATTGCCTTGCTCCACCTCGACACTGACTGGTACGCCTCGACCAAGCACGAATTGCAGCATCTCTACCCTTGTGTCTCACGCGGCGGCATCGTCATCATCGACGATTATGGCCACTGGCAGGGCGCACGCAAGGCAGTGAACGAATACCGAGCCGAGAACCGGATCACGTCACCACTGATCGAATGCGGCTACACGGCGCGGCTGCTCATCAAGGAGTGACATGACTTGGAAGGAAGAAATTGACTGGGAGCTTGCTTGCGGCAGGAGTGTACCCTTCTCGGCGTTCGTTTGTTCTCGCGCACAACGAAGACCCATTTCGCGCAAGACCATCGCCAAGTTCTCGTATCGAGAATCCGAAGAACATGAGTTGAAGCGCCAGTTTCTTGACGTGCTCTGCAATGCTGGCCCATGGTATCGGGATATTGGCACATTGCTTAAGGAGGTTCTGGGATGACGTTCTCCCTGCTGCACCCGACCAAGCGGCTGCCGGAGGGATGGAAGGATGCTTGGTGTGCCTGGATGATGGGATGCGACAACATGACAGAAGTCGAATACTTGCTCGTTGTCGATTCCGAGGACATTGACAAAGCCCCGCAGATAAAACCGTGGTATTTCAGACTTCTCGTCAACCGTGGACGCCCCTGCACCGTCGATGCGTGGAACCTCGCCGCCCGCGAGGCTAAGGGCGACGTGCTGGTTTGCATAGCCGACGACTGGTCCCCCTGCGAACATTGGGGCACGCGGCTCAAGGAAGTCATCCCCGACGTGAAGGGCGAATACGTCATCTGGGTCGGCGCGAACCACTGCCCCGGCCTCATCATCCACCCTATCCTGACGCGGGCTTACTACGAGCGGCCAGGACGCGGCGGAATGCCCAACGGCGAATTGTTCTACCCCGACTACATCTCAGTCGGCAGCGACGATGACTTCACCAGCTATTCCCATCAGGACGGCGTGGTGATCCGCGCTTTCGATATCCAATTCGAGCATCGGCACCCGTCAGCAGGCATCGGCGAACTCGACGCGACGTACAATTGGAGCAACCGGCAGGAAGCCTGGGACCGCAAGGAAGAAGTGCTGGCGCGGCGGCACAGGGACGAGTTCAAGAAATGAAAACCATCAGTGTAATCGCCTACAACCGGCCAGCCTACCTGAAGCGCGTCCTTGAGGCGCTGGCGGTCTGCCGCGGCATCCGCAATTACCACGTGGTCGTCTCGCTCGACAACGCGCCTTACGAGCGTCCGACGTGGGAGGTGGCGCACTGGTTTGCCGAAGAGTTCCCGCACTATCGCGTCTGGGAGAACATGGGCCGCGCGGGTGTGGATTACCACCCTATGATGGTCTACGACAAGCTGTTTTTCGGGGTGCTGGAATCCACCTTCAATGTGGTCTTCGAGGACGACATCGTGCCTTCGCCCGACGCACTGGAGTTGTGCGACTGGTTCTACGACTTGCCGACGCGGGATCAGTACGCCTGCCTGCTACTTCATGGTGCGACGAAAGACCAAAGCCATCCTCTGCAAGTCAATGAACTCATGCGCTTTTGCCCGTGGGGTTGGGCATTCACGGACTGGGCTTGGGAGGGCAAATTCCGGGGCGAATGGAACGCCAAACCACCGACGCCATCGGGCGGGGTGGGTTGGGACTGGTCCTGCGGTCTGACGATCCAGCGGCACGCTTTGAAGTGCCTCGTGCCGGTCCTCAGCCGCACGCTCAACATCGGGCGCGAGGGCGGAGTCTACGAGTCCCCGGATCATTGGGACGCTTGGGCCAAGGGTCTGGTTGCCAGCGACGGCACGCACGGCAAGAACTATTTCATCGGGGATCGACTGCGACCGGGGTATGAGAACGATGTCGATCCTTGGGTTACGGAGGCAGTGAATGAAAAGAAATAAACACATTACAATCGACGAACTCGCTGCGTTTCTAAAGGCGCACGAGGTTCTTAAATTCGACATGTTCAGCAAATACGTGATGGTTTTCAGCGACGTATGGGTTGACAGGCAAGCCGTCGATCATCTGATGGATTGGCTCACCGCGCAGGGCTGCGTCTGTGCGGTCGTTTTCACACACGCAGGCGACGTTCGAGTAGCTGTGGGGCAGATACCAGTATGAAGCTCACCGACCTGCTCAATCCTGACGCCACCCGGCGTCTGCTCGAAGAACTGACGCTCACTCGCAAGGCTTTGGAGTCCATCGCGGTGAGCCTCGCTCGCGCGACGGAGATTCCAGCACCGCCGCCACGTCCGGCCAAGCCGCTCGGCCCGGAAGCCATCGGCGAATACGCCACCGCGATTCAAGACCTCGAAGGAGAGGATGCCGACGCGATTCGAGAACGCCTGCGGGCCAGTGGGCTGACCGATCACGCAATTGAGGAATTGCTGGTCACATACTTGACCGGGAGGGAAGAGGATTGAACTGCACCGTCGCCGAACTCTTGCACTTCTCCCGCTGCCCGGCTCTGTACGAGTTGCACCACCTCCAAGGGGTGCCCATGCCGCCGACAACCCGTCAGATCGTTTCGCGGGCCGTGCGCGCGCTAGTTCTCGAAGAATTGCAGGCTAAGATTGATACAGGGGCCATTCTTGAGGCTCAGGAGGCCCGCCAGCGTGTTTGGAAGACGGTAGACGCTCAGATCACCCAGGACATCGCCTACACGCCCCAGGAGGCCGCTAGAGGCCAAAGAACGGCCTACGAGAAGGCGGCGCGGGATGCCGGGGCGCTGCTGCAGCTCTGGCGGGCGGTGGTCGCTCGCCTGATTCATCCTGCCCGCCTGCAGGAGCCGTTTTCGGAGTACATCCGCGGTCACTGCCTTAGCGGGCAATTCGAGATTGTCGAGAACGCCCAGATTCGCACCATCCGCGTGCGCCAGCAGCGGCCGGCCAACGGCGAGGCGCAATACGACATGGGAGCCGTCGTCCAGGCCGTCATATCGGCTAAGCCGGTGGTGGTGGACTACTTGATTGACAGCGACCCGATGGTGGTGGACCGGCAAATTGTCGAATTCGACGGCGGGAAGTGGGCGGCAATTCAGGAGCGCGTTTGCGTGATGGCGCGGTGCATCGAGGCCGGACGCCTGCCGCCTGCCGACCCCGCGTATTGGCGATGCCAGAATTGTTCGCTAAGGAGTTGTTGTAGATATGTGTGAAGTAATCAGAGACGCTCAGATCACAAAGCAACTGATACCAGAAGTTGTGAGAGTGATTAGAGAATCCGACTTAATCCTTTCTGAATCCGAAGCCAGGACGGCATTCGGTATGGCATTCAGGTGTAAGGAACCTTTCCCTATTGGCGTGGACCCCATGATCGCCTATCTCATCTTTCGAAACTCCGAGAGAATCCCAGAACTTCGCAAGTGGAGCTACTGGCAGATGGTTCAAGAGTACGCCGCTGCGGCGGCTAGAGGAGAACGGTTTTACCGTGTAGAACTATGACCCGGTAATTGTTCGCTGCGAGCGTGCTGCCGCTACGTCTGAGCACACCGCAAGCTAGGGCTGCTGCGTCATTTGCGGGGTTGGCGGCTTCAAGGGCTTCGCGGCACCACTGATCTTGACGGGGAATCTCTTGCCCTTGTAGCCCGTAAACGCTTGACGCAAAAGAGAATCCGTACTGTGCGCTTCTTTAATCATCTTCGCGCCCAGGATTTCAGAGCCGGCCCCTGCGATGTCGCCCCAACCGGATGTCCCGCCGCTGCCCACTACCTTGACCGCTCCTTTGGCAGCGTGGAAAGCGGATCGCGCGGTTGCAAACCGCTCCGGCATACTCATCGCACTTTGCCGTTCCGCGACCACCTTCCGGGGCCAGAGCGCATTCTCGAACTCGGAAAGTGCCCCGTAGCGTTTTTTCAGATCGCGCACACCCTCTCCGCCGCCTTCAGCATCCAGCGTATCCGCGATGATCTTGCGAGTCTCGTTTGCCTCCTCTACCAACTTGCGGAGCGCGGGGTAGGCTTTGACTTGGGCTGCACGCTGGCTGGGGAATCGGTCGTACCAAGAGTCTAATTTAGCATTGAGAACCTGAAGGTCTTGCTCCAACAGATCCACCCGGACACTGAACCCCGGCATTGTCCCCGGAGAGTGTGGCAATCGCTCGTACTTCGCCCGGAATTCCGGGGATGCCTTAGAGAGATCGGCCATAATCCCGCCGCCCGTGAACTTCTCGTACTGTTCCCAAAGCGCTTTCTTGGCCGCTTTCACGTTCTCCAGTGTCCAGTTTAGCGCTTCACCTTGAGGCGCTTCCGCTATGCTCTTGCCGGTGATCTTTTGAGCTTCATAGACTTCCGGCGCGGACAGGTTCAAATTCTGCTTGAAATTCACCATGCGATTCGGAGGGCGGACTGCCCGTTCGATCTTGTCGTGCGCCCTGAGCGCGGCTGCGGCATCCTGCTTTGCAATCGCTTCAACCTTGGCGGCTTCCTCCGCTGCTTTAGGGAGACGTGCACCCTCAAGCTCCTCCGCCATCTCAGGCACTGACAATTCTAGGAGGTGCGCCGTGCCCTTGCCGTACTCGCCCCGCGCCAATTCCGCCGCAGTCTCGTTAATCATCGGGCCGACGACGGGCACAGCCCAGCCCAGACCGCGCGTAATGCCGGACGCTACATCGCCACGCTTGAAGGCTTCAATCGACGCTCGGCCTTCTGCCTCCGATTGCTTGCCAATGGCTTGGATGGTCTCGGGTGTATGAAGAACCGCTTGACTGACCGCGCCGGGGATTGCTGCGATGTCGGAGCCGAGAGTCCCGAAGAACTCTCCGACCTCATGCCCGAACCCGCCCGAGGGCTTGCTCGCGGCGGGCACGGGCGAACGGTTCCTCTTAAATTCCTCGAATGTGGGGACGCGAGTTTTTTTGAACTCCTCAAACGTCGGGATTGCGGGAGCGCTCACTTCTTCCCCTGCTGCGCTGCGATTGCAGCCTTCGCCTTCGCAACGTCGCCGCCGAAATGAGCATCAGCGTAAGCCTTCACGTCAGGATCTTCCCCACCAGTAGCATTCAAATCAACGCCCAGTTTGCTCGCGGCGCCAATCGCTTCCTCCGAAAACGGCTTTTCAAAATCTTTGCCCATGAGCCGCTTGTAGCGATAGTTCAACTCGTTCACTCGCTCTTTCGAGGTCTTCGCCATCTGCTTCAACGCCCATAAAATCTGCTTCGGAGAAGCATCATCACTGAGAAGCAACTCAACGGCCTTGCGGTCGTCTTCGTATAACGCGCGGCCACCCAAAAGGAACGACTCGTACTCTTTCCGGGGCGCTTCCAAGGCCACCATGAGAGCCTGGTAATTAGGGTCGCCGCTCATGTTCTTGCGCCACCAGTTCAACGGCTTGTTGAAGGCTGGGGTGCCGCTCAACTGGATGTTACCGAGAACATCATGCGCTTCGCCCGCGTGCTCCAGGAACATCCCGAATGACGACAGATTTTCTCCGACCTTGCCCGTCGTGTACAGGTTCTCCATGTTGATCTTGCGCTGGATGTCGCTGGTACTAAAGTTCGGGTTTAATTCCTTAGCCCGCGCATACACCCTCAATCTCGCGCCGCCCATCATGGAAGTAACATCCCGCAGAGCAGTCAGATCGCCAGACGCGAGCGAGCGCGCGGTTTCTTCAATCGCCTTATCCTCTTCCGTTTTTGTGGGAGTCTGTTTTGATGCGAAGGCAATTTGCAACTGCCGTTTCTGCATCGTGTCGAGAATCCTCTTAGCTTCTAATGCTTTCGAGGTTGGCTTGCCATCGGGACCAACTTCCAGGGACTCGGCCGTAAGCTGCTCCACCGTACGGTTCTTTTCCTCGCCGGACGGCTTGTTCGCCGCGTTGATCTCCTTCTTGTCCGAAGCCAAAATAGAGCCGAGTGGTGGATCAATCGGGACTTTGTTCCTGGTGTAAATCTGCTGTTTGCCATCCACCGTCTTGACCATCACCGGGAGAGTGGCCCCATTCGCTAGTTCTAATACGTCGGGCTTATAATGCCCCTCGATGTCTGGACGGACCCCAAAATGCGCCGAAATTTTTGCTTGTTTGCCCTCCTCTGACTCGTCACTTTTCCGAATCCGGTCTATAAATTCTGCATCATACTGGTCGTTCGCCTGTTTTGCTGCTAGATTGGCGGTGTTCTGAGCAGAGTACAGCCTAATCTGTTTTTGGATGTCGAGTTCATCCTCCTGCGTTTTCTTCTGTTTCTCGTAGTCAAGTTTCTGCTGATCCAACTGCTCCCGGCTGGGGAACAACTGCATCCCGGCGCCTGTGGGTCGCTCCTCGGCCTCCTCTTTCGCGGGGGTACCCTGGGCGGGCTTACGGCCGGCGCTCAGAACGTGCGGCTTCAGGAGTTCAAAGATCGGCTGCGCCTGCTTGTTCCCCTTCTCTAATAGCTGCCAAGCCAGTGTCCTGATTTTGGGATCTTGCTGGTCATCGCTCGCAAGCATCCATAGACCCTTGCTTTGGGTAAGTTCCTCCTGCATCTTTTTCTGGAACTTTTGCCGCATTAACTGGCCAAGCATTCCCATAGATCACCTCACTTGCTACGGCGTTTCGGCGCGCGCTTGCGGTAGGCCTTGGCTTGGCGGCGGTTCAGCACGGCCTCGCCAGAGTGCAGCTTGTAGATGCCCGTCTTTGGCACTCGCCGCGTGCCACGCTTTAAAAATCCCTGGATGGGGCTGTCGGAGCCACTGCTGGGGGTGGGCCGCTCGCTAGCGTCTTCCTTGGAAGGCGTGCCGCCTTTGTTCGATTGCCCCTTCAGCTTCCGGCGTTTCTTGGACTGTATCGGCTGTGCGCTGATCGGGCTGGGAACGTAACTGCCGTAATCATCATCCATGCTGCACCTCAATCAAAACTGAAAAAGCTCAGAACGGACTCCAGGCCTGATGTCAGATTGCTCCAGTTCGACATATCCTGCGACACGTTCTGCCCACGCCGTGCGAGCAGCCCCCCCAAAGCCTGGAACAACTGCTCGTCGCCCATGTGGGATTCCTGGATCCCCAATCCCGCGACCTCCCTCGCGATCTGCGCCTCGCCCGCCGCCGCCTGCGGACGGAGCTTCTGCAGCAGCGCCGCCACGTCGCCCGCCTGCTTGAACTCGCTCTCCGCAACCGCTTCGTTCGTGCCGCCGCCGCGCTGGCCCGCCGCAAGCTGCTTCCTCCGCGCCCGGTACTGCGACAGGATGTCGGACTTCTCCGGGGCGATTGCGGACTCCATTTCGGCCTTGTTGCCGCTCAAAATGTCGCTATAGTACGACATCGGCGCTTTGAGGCCCTGCAAGCCCTGTGCGAGGATGTTTTGGCCCTGTCCGAAAGTTTGTGAGCCCGCCGCCCCGAGGGAGTTTGTCATGCTCCGCAGGTATTGAGTAAGGCTGTCGCCGCTGATCGGCTCCGGGGCGAGGCTAAACGCATTGGTGCTCATACTGCCCTCACATATCCCACAGTTGCAGGTTCAGAACCGCCGTCCCGCTGACCGTCTGTGCCCACATCGACCCGAAGTACACCGCGTTGACGGTCGCGCGCATGGTCTCCCCATACCCTCCGGCGGCACCCAGCGTCATGCCCTTCTGCACGACACTGCCCGAGGGCGTAGTCTGCGTCAGCGTCTGCCCGACGTTGCCGTTGCCGAAGCGCACCTGGGCGCCGCTGGAAACCTCCGGGTCCAACTGAATCGTCACCTCGCGGAAAATCGTCGCAAACGACCCCGCCGTGTAGCCAAGGATCTGCTCGACGATGGGTGCCAGTTGCCGCGCCGTGCCGTCCACCAAGATGCTCACCGCCGTGTAACCGCTGCGCCGCGGCATATTTTGCAAGGACATCTAACGCCTCCTGACTGATTCTACACCCGTTTCCCGCTTACGCGACCACCCCATAATGCGTGACCCCATCGTAAACGAAAGTGAAAAATTCCCCAAACCCCAACCCCCAAGCAGCCGACTGCACTGCATATGTCAGACCGTCCGTCGCGTGCTGCGCCCCGTAGGTTCCATCGAGATTTTTGGTCGGCAACGTGTACGTGTCCGGCGGGTTGGGAGTATTCCAGTTGTCGGGGGCACCGATTGGGCCGGGGCAAAAGAATATCTGCGTGCTGCTGGCAACCGTCCCCGTGACATCCTTGTCCATCGTCACCGTGGTGGAGTCGAAGTCTTTCACCCTGGCCCCAGTGGCAATATTCGTCCCCGCCAGGGACATCCCCTTAGATACCCCGGTTGTCGAAGCGAAGTGTAGCACCGCGCCGGAAGTCGTCGATCCGTTAGTGGTCAGCATCGTTGCGGCGGCGGCGTGGCTGTGGATTGCAAAAATTCCCCCGCCGCGGTAGATAAAATCTGTCCCGCCGGTATCCGCGCGGAGCTGGACCGTGACTGTCTGGTTAGCGACCGCGCTTGATCCTGTGTTGTAAATCGGCATGATGCCTCCTTTTATTGCCAACTTCCCTTGAATACACCATTGAATGTTGAAGATGCGGTTTGCCCGCTGCCAGAAAAAGCGAGAACCCCGTTCGCGCTCGAAGTTACTGCACCAGAGGAACCAGTGGCAGCGACGGTTACATCCCCACCGGAAACGGTGACGTAGTAGGTCGTGCTTGGCGTCAGCCCGGCCAAGTAGTGGCTCACCGTTGCTCCCCCCTGCGTAAAAGTATAAGTGATTGGTAGAACGGGAGCAGGCGGCGTGCAGGTGTTGTTGGAACAGTTGCCCGAACCAATCTGCGAGTTTTGGAATCCGGCAACCGTGTCAGTGCCAACCTGCACCATGTCAGCATGAGTGGCCGTCAGCGGAGTTAGAGTTGCCGTATCCGATGCGCTGAGGCTGGCATCTAGCGCCGTAAGCCAATTCTGTGAATCCTCAACCGGTGCGCCGGCGGTCTGGCACCACGTTGCATTTGTCGTGCAGTCGCGGTTGTCGTGAATCTGGAGTTCATAGACGATCCCGCCGCCCACAATCTGTCCCACGCCGTACATCAGGTCGCGGAGGATTGCCGGCGGCGTTGCGGGCTTGATTGTCGTGATGGCTCCGTTGAACTTCTGAATCGTGCCGGCAGCGCCGCAGGCCCCCACCGCTGTCGAGTTGTTCAGCGTCATCGTGGTCAGGTCGGTGGCCGTGCCCGTGTTGGGCACCGTCACCATCCAGTTGCCATTGAGGCTGGCGCAGGCGCCCGTCGCCCCAGCAATGTTCACCGAGAAGTTGGTGTTGAGGTAATGCGGCGCCGAGGTAGTCACCGTGACCGGCGTTGTATTCGCGATGCTGGCGATGCTCACTTCCGGCATCTCAACGTACCACTGCCGCATCCCGGCCGTAACTTGGCCGCCGGTCGTCACCTCAACCGGCTTCGGGCCTGTGTGCCAGGGGATCACCTGATGCCCCCAGACATTCCCGGTGGCCGTGCCACCCGTAAGAGGCGCGCTGATCGGGGTTGTCAGCCCGTTGAGGGCAAACTGGTTGCTGTCTAAGGCAGTGATCGTGTAGGTGTTGTTGTTGACCGTGCTGTTGGCGAAACCCGTCAGTTTGACTTGCATCCCCGAGTGGAACGCATGGTTCGCCGCGACGACGCGAACAGGGTTTCCATTGCCGTCCGCATCCACCAGTGATGCCGCTGTGACGGCTCGTTGGTTGTAGTGCGGATTCCGCGTCCGGTCGTAGACCAGGAACACCTTGGGACGCAGATACAACACCTCGCGCTGATAGCCCAGGACGCTGGTGTATTGTGGCTCAGCAAAGCTGCTGTAGGAGTCGGCATACAGCGCCTCCAGCCCCACACCGCGGGCATAAGCATAGTTCGAGGTGTTCTCTAGCAGATCAATCCGCGCCGGGTTAGCTGACGCAAAAGGTGTGCCTGCAACGAGCCACTGGGTGCTCGTGCCAGCGCTAGCAATGACCAGTGCCGTCCCCGTTGTGGGGATGCCCGTGCCATATTGCGGGGCTGCCACAATGCCGAAAGTTCCGGCCCCCGCGTTCCAGTTGATGACGGCGTATTGCACTCCTCTCACCAGACTGGCCGTTGGCCCAGAACTTCCAGACAGATAATATGTGGGGGCTGTACCTCCCGTTGCCCAACTAAACTCCGCGATCTCGCCATTGCTCAGGGTTTGCCCCCCGGTCAGCGTGATCGTAGCCGATCCAGGCGTAACGCTGTAAGCCATTCCTGGCGTGTATGGAGTATCCGGCCCCGTGCTCACGGGGGGTTCCGCAATACCAGGAGCTATATAGGTTGAGTTGGTAAACTGCGCCCAGCGGTTGCTCTGCCACGGAGTTCCGCCCCAAGCGAAGATAACCGTTGCCCCGTTAGCAACACCCGTGCTAGTCACGCTCTGGTCAATAGTGACAGTCGTGGATGTGACAGCTAGCACGAAAGAATTGGGAGTATCAAATGCAGCATACTCAGAAGAACTTCCAATCGGGATGTTTGTCCCGAGGGCCACCATTCCGGGGACCACCCCAGCCGTCGAGGCAAAGTGCAATACGGCCCCACTTGCTGTCGCGGCATTTGTGGTTAGGCTGACTGAATCCACACCGGCTGTCGTGCTGGGGTTACCGGGGCTCAACATCAAGGAGTAGATCCCGCCGCCCCAAGAGAAATCCGTTGCATTCTTCTGGCTAGCGCAATTCTGAGCATTCGTCAGCATAGCCGCCCCGGCGCCAGCAGAACTCGCAGGGAAATTACGGATACACTCTGCTGCGGGATGCGAGAGAAGCGTGTTTGACCCCCGTTGGAGCATGATCGACCCAGCGTGGTCATACTCATCGTGCCCGTTGCCAATATCGAAGACCGGGGGGCCAGCCCGGAAACTCAGGTAGGCCGCGCTGCTAGTCCAGTCACTCCGCATGTAGACGTGACCGTAGCCGCCCGCCGGATTCGCCATGTTCCCCAGAACGGTTGTCTCGCTAGACCAGTTCGTCTGCGTTCCGTTCGGGTCCCAGAATACAAAGTCCGGGGTGATACTGAACTGGGTCATGAGCTGCTGGTTGAACCACCTGTACTGATTCTTGAGTGGGTTGTTGGTCAGGTCGGCTAAGTACTGCATGATGAAGTTCGGGCCAGAACAGTTTACGCAGGATGGGGCAGCCCCGGTGTAGTTGTACACCGACCCACGCTGGAGCATTGACTGCATGTTCGGTTCCAGGTTGTGGCGGAAGTACTCCAGCCCGGCCATCCACGAAAACGGCTGCGTGGAATTGTTGATGAGGTCGTCTCCGAGGGCGGTGTAGTTCGAGATCAGCGTCAGCGCGATGTTGTACCAGGACAGCCCGGCGTAGTTGAAGCTGTCCATCATGTTGCCATCAGCGCCGAGCCAGTGAGCAGAGAAGGGCTGATCGACCGCCAAGTGCATCTGATTGCGCCAGTAGTTGTACCAGACCTGCCCGCGAGGATCATCGTAATAGGCCGCGATCCCAACTAACCCCAGCCCTGCATAATGACCCCAATGGTAGTTGCTGCCTGTCTGGTTATAGGTTCCAAGATCCCCGTAGTTGCCCCCGCCATTAGAGCCCCGGTAGTAATCGACCAACTGCTCTTTCGTCCAGCCGTCCATCGAGTCCAAGACTTGTGCGCGAAGGGTGGTAAAGCCGCTAGGATCAGCCTGTGGATAAGTCCCGGCAGCCGTCACCGTCGAGTCGATCCAGGGGTTCGTGCTGGCATCCCAAGCCGTTCCTCCCGATGTGAAGAGTGCTTTGACTCCAGCCGGTTCCTGCGCCGCCAAGTAATTCAACGCTCCAGCCGGGGAATACCCCAAGAGGGGCCTCAGCCAGTCGTATAGCAGAGCCATCCCTGGCATGAAATTGCGGTCAGGGAAGCCGTTGTCGTGGTCGGGCTCCCAATTATAGTTCTGCCCGCTGCCTACGGCCCAAGCCGGGCTACCATTGTTGTAGGTCACGCCCTGATTGGGAACGATGCAGAATGGCGTGCCGGCGGCGTCTGAATCAAGTGGGAAGCCGTAATAGTCGGCGCTTCGATCTGCATCGACGTAAACGGTGACCCCATTAAGAGCCGTAGCGAGTGGCCCCACAATCCCAGTGAATGTCAGCGCCGAATGGCTGGCCAAGTCCTGGCCGAGAGCGATACCAGCGAAGAGTTGCCCTTGGCCAACGGGGCATGAAGTCACAGCAACATCGGTAATAGCTGCTCCCGAAAGGACGTTACCAATGACATTGTGATCCAAGGTGACGCTCACGCCTGCGACCTTGCTTTGCACCTTCGTCCCGGCGGGGATGTTCGTTCCAACGGCATAGTCTCCGACGGTGAAGTTGTCGGTGTTGGAGGCGCTTCCGCTGGTCCCCGAGAAATAGAGAACAGCCGATCCGGAGTTGGTTTGCGCCGATGTCAACGAAAGCGGGGCATAAGAGTCTACACTCCCCCAGATATTGAAATTCCAAGTATTGTTTCTGTTGGCTGGGCCAATCCCAAGACCACCCACAGGACGGGAGGTTAGCCCGTGCCAATCGGTGGGTGGAGAGGCTGGTGTGAACCACGCGAACGGCGGCGTGAACTTGTTCAGCAGCTTGACAGCCTGCATCCCAGCTAGGATGCCATACTGCTGCGGTGTGAGGGAGACTCCGTTCCAGGTGTAGCTCCAGCCGGAGGGTGTAACGTCGCCGTCTTTTAGGGTCAGGTAGCAGACCCCGACGTTGTACGCCATCGTGTAGGCATCGCCACCTTCGAAGTAGTCGGTATTCGAGCCAACCCACATATACCCGCCTAAGCCGTTGCCTCGGCCATCAGGGCCGGCTTCCATTGCGGCATAGATCGGCGGCAACCCGTCGGGCGTGCCGGGAGTGTACTGGACCGCCCAATCGCAACCATGCGCTCCGCCCCCAGGATTCCGAAATGCTTGCCAAGCCGCGCTGTTCGATGCTGCGCGAGACTTCATCGCGGCGATCTGGGTTGAGGTCATCAGCATCGTTGGGCCACTAGGCCCTACAGCAATCGTTAGGCCAGATGTCGTCCCACCCGAGTCTTGCACGGTGATGGTGTGCATCCCGTAGGAGGTGATAAGCCCGGAGGTCACGGTTGCCGTCAGTTGGGTGGAACCCACATACGTCGTCGAAAGGGAGGTGGCATCCCAGTAAACCGTGGCGCCGGGCACGAAGTTAGCGCCGTTCACAGTGAGCGTGAACTGCGATCCTCCGGCGCTAGCTGTTGTCGGACTGATGCTTGAGAGCGTCGGGGCGTACACCGAGAAGTTGCTGGCAGCGGATGCCCCCGTCGAGCCTGTCACCGTGATACTGGCAGTTGTGGGCGAGGCGATAAGACCAGCGGTCACTACCGCGGTGAGTTGTGTTGTGCCCACGTAGCTCGTGGTAAGCGAAGTGGACCCCCACTTCACCACATCCCCAGAAACAAAAGAAGTGCCATTCACGGTCAGGGTGAATTGCGCGCCGCCGGCCGACGCTGAAGTTGGGCTAAAGCTAGTGATCGCTGGGCCGACAATCGTAAACGTCACTGCTGGGCTGGACGTGCCCGCTGTCTCCTGGACTGTGATACCAGCCGTCCCACCACTCGCAATTAAATCCGCCGTCACCGTGGCTGTCAGTTGTGTAGACCCGATATAGGTTGTAGCAAGCGCCGTCGCGTTCCAATACACCGTAGCATCCGCACTAAAGGCTGTTCCATTAACCGTGAGCGTGAACTGCGCGCCACCTGCTGCCGTCGAAGCCGGGCTGATGCTTCCGACAACCGGAGATGTCCCGACCTGCTGGGAGCCGACTGTTAAGTAGCTCCCCATGCTAAGGAGTTCGTTGCTGGTAGTGGCAATCCAAGCGGCAGAACGGTTGGTGTTGGAAATCCTGACTTCCTGCAACTTTCCGTTTAAGTAACCGCTGCCGGGTCGCGCGCCGATGGATAGCAGACTGGAAGTAGACACCAAATTCTCACACGAGCCATTCGACCCATCCTGTGTGCCGTTGACATACACATAGGTCGCGCAATTCTGCTGCACGCCCGCGATGTGATACCATGTGGCGGCTGTGAGCGTTGTAGCTCCGGCAAGAGAATCCACCCCCACTGATTCATTGCCTGTAATCATGCCCGTTGGGTTGCCGCCGAACATGTACTGCCACGCCGGGTCCCATTTCGCCACGATTTCAGAACTGCCGCTTGTAATGTTCTCCAGTGCCTCGATGGTGATGGCTGTGCCGGTGATGTTGAGTGAGCCGCCAGCGCTCCCGGCAAGATATTGGCTGGATGCGGCTACGAATGAAGCAGCCCCACCGTTCAGGCCGGTCGTCAAGCTGACCCCACCGGAATTGGTCACGACATTCCCATTGGATGTAGAGTCCACGATGGAGAGAGAGCTAATCCCCCCGAGATGGAATACGGCTGCATAGTAACTGTCCCAGGCCGCGCCCACGGAACCGCCCTGGTAGCTTGTAATCCCTGGGTTGCCGTACAGAATGTAGAATATCCAATCAGATGAGTTCGACAGATTAGGATTCAGAACACAGGCATTCACTTTGCCATTTGTGGCGTCCCAGGCGGCAAGCTCAAAACTGTACGAGCTGGTCCCGCTGGAGTTGGGAGAGAATGTTAGATCGGCAGGAACGGTTGCCCCGTTGAAGACAACGCTCGCTCCGATCTTTCCGCCGTTCTCCACGCTCTTGAAATCCGCATTGGACAACTGGAAGCAGACCGTGTGATTGGTTAGAGAGCTTCCGCCACTGACCATCCCGTGCGCGATTGTAATCTGGCGGTAATAGCCGAAGCTAGAGGCCCACACCGGGCTAGAGAGTATGGCGAGAAGTAGAAGAAATTTCTTCACGGTTTTAGTTCGATATGACAACTTTGTGCCTTGCTCCGCCGCCACCGCCCTGCTCGGCGCCCTGTGTCACATATGTTGCGTAATTGGCAAGGTTGTTATAGTTGGTCGCGATCTCCCCGGCGCTGAGATTGGTGGAGATGAACCGCATTTCAGCAACAACTCCGGCAGAGCCGGTTCCCCCGTTCCACTGGCCGATATATGCCGCATCCGAGCTCGTATCTACTGTTCCACTGCCGCAACCAAGAGTAGAATCTGAAGCCCCATCCACGTAAAGCGCTTGGCCGCCACCGGCTTTCACACCATCAATCTGGTGAAGGGTCGAAGAAGGAGAAAGTGTAGCGGTTCCAGTTTGTATGTAAGGTGTCCCGTCTTCTGCAGTAACCCACCAAGGATGTCCGGCGGTGTTGAGAGTGAGGGCGTAGTTGTATGTCCCGCCCCACTTGTCTACTATGTTGTTTCCTTGTGTGGTGGAGTTAGCCCAAGCCTCCACCGTCATGTTTGCATAGTGCAGGCTTAGCCCGGTTCCGGCAACAGACATGTACGAACTCGTATCAAAACTTGCAGCTCCGCCCATAGGCCCGGCGGCTTCGACTCCGCCGCTGTTTGTCCAGGTATTACCGTGACTAGTAGAATCCACAAGTGAAACGGATCCGTCGCCCTTGGGTGCAAAGTGATAAACTGCCACATACGTTGCGGCCCAAACATCCCCCACGCTACCACCCTGGTAAGTTGTCACAGAGGCGTCGTTGTAGGCTGCATAGAATACCCAATCGTTTGTGTGGGATAGGGTTGGGTTTTTAACCCACGAGTAGACACAGCCTCCGGCCTGATCCCAGTAAACATGCTCGTATTTGTAGGGCGAAGTCCCGTCCGAATTTGGTGAGTATACAAAATCTGCGGGGACTATCTGACCATTGAACACAGCGCTGTGCTGGATGTGGCCCCCGCTTTTGAATTGATCCCCGCAGGCCTTAATGCCAACAGCCTTGTCGGTCAAATCCGAACCGCCCGACACCATGCCATGAGCGACGGTGATCTGGACATGGTTCGCGTATGCCCCGAACGCCGGGAGACAAAGCGCCAGAAAGAAGAGAAGCCGTTTCATGCTAGTCCACCGTGTAATCAATACTGCACGCCAAGGTTGTTGCAGTGCCCGTATTCGTCCCAATATGCACCGTAACCGGCGCATGCGCAGCCACCGCGCAGGAGGTTGTGCCTCCGCACTGAGAGTTCCCATTCAGGAAAGTGCTCGTAGTGACTGTGTTGATGTCGCCTGCCGTTACTGTCATATCCGTCCCCAGCAAAGAGTAGGTTGCCTTAACGAGATTGACAACAATCGAGGTGGCTCCTGTTTGACCGCAACTCACTTTGGTTAGGTGGATTGCTGTTGCCGGATTCAGGACGGTGATTAGCCCGTCATCCCCAACTACCGGAGCGATATCAGTGAAAACGACCGTGCGCGTCACATGAGCGGTTGGGATGTCTTGAGTAATCAGAGCAGATGAGGAAATCACATGGGAGGCGTTGTCGTGGAGAAGCTGAGTACCGTTCGTATTCACCGTCCCGCCGGCAGAGGACAGATCGACATTGGTTCCGCCTGCCGCCAACCCAAGCGTTCCGCTAATGTCGCCCATCGCGGGCTGTGTGCGTTGCTGCGTCCCAGTATTGTCCACGTAGAAGACCCATTTATGATCCGAACCAGGAGCTGCGAGAGGGACTACATCTGTTGCCACCACGGTCGTCCCGCTCCCAAGGCAGAACTGCGGGATGTGATTAGCGGAAGAGAAGAACCAAGTGTCGTAGGTTTGGGTTCCGGGACAAGCCGAGCCGAGAGTCTGTTCCCCACCACTCGCAGAAAGCGCCGTAGCCCCTGTCCCGAAGCTAGCTGCCCTCATCGGCCCGGTGATGGTCAAGGCGTGAGTCCCGGTCACATAGTTGAAGTTGGTCGCATCCTGAAGGAACGTAGTCCCATTGCCAAATGGAACCGCCGTAGAGGCCGGGACAAAACTTGTTCCCCAAGCACTTGAGCCTCCATACAATGCGAAACCAGCCCCACCGGGCCATGTCATAGAACCGCTGCCGGTTACGACCGTCCACGCGTTACTCTGGCAGGTAATGACTTGTCCAGATGAATTGAGATACCCGTATGTGGTTGCAGTGCACGCGGCCCCGATCCCGCCGGGAGGAGTGCCCGCAATAAACACCCCTGGGTACCAGATTTGGCCTAGCGCCGCGGCAGCGAATAGAACGAAGAGAATCAGAGTTTTCATGATGTGCCTTCTTGTGTTCCTAATAGTTAGCATAGTTCTGGGGTAGAGTGACGGTCACGAACGCCGTGCCCGCTCCTAGTGTGACCGAAGACCCGCTGCTGTTTTGAATGACCAAGGTTACAGTGTCAGCTGCATTCACGTAGGCCGTGATGGTAGCACCTTGCAGGTCCAGACTGAACCCGGCTGTAACCTGGGAACCCAACTGGGCGCCGGTTACGGTTGTAGTAGTGGTGACTCGGGACCCGTTAGTAATCGTTCCCGGTGTCCAAGATTTGGCTCCTGAGAACTGCGGCCGGGATTCGGCAAACGTGCTGACTCCAGCGGGTATGGACTCCGGTGCGCCAGCGGTCGAACCCTGCCAGGAATTCCCAACTGATGTTACCCCAACAGAAGTGTAACCTCCCGCCGTTTCAACACGAAAACCATAGTATTGCGTTCCGGTGGCGGGGATGTCATTGTAAGCTGAGTTGTTGCTGAAGGTGCAGTAATCGCAACTCAAGCACCCTGAGCTGTAGGTCAGCGGGGCGGAGATAGGGGTATGCGGCGTAGATGCGCGCGCCGTAAAACCCGAGTAGGTCGAGGTAGGAGAGATTGTGATAAGCTGGCCATTGTCATAAGCAATGTTATTGGCTACAATACTGCCCTGTCCCCCAACGTCAATCCCTGGCCCTGACTGGCCATGGCAAATGTTTCCCTCGACTAAGTATGCGAACCCCCAAGTCTCGATGCACGATGCCGTGGAGTAAACCGGAGAACTCGCATCAGCAAAGATATGATTGTTGCGGATGATACTGTTTCTGTTGCGATAGTCACATTCCGTCACGATCCCAGATCCGTAATTCATGTCGTCGATGATGTTGCCTGAGATTTCAGAATCGATGACCGTCATGTCCATGTCTAGGCCGTAGAGGTAGTTATTTCGGAAGTAAGATTTCTGCACACCGGCGGAGAACGATATTCCTCCTCCTACTTGGATAATGAACGGAACCGGGCTGGTCTGCGTGGTGGTCGAAGGCGTGATAGTGATTGTTCCGGGAGGGCTGTTGATGGAAGACATGCTATACATTCCGCTGTTGATCCACATGCTCCCGCCGCCGGCAGAAATTCTCCAATCACCAAATGAGCATCCGCTCACCCGAGTCACAGTAGTCCCGGAGGTGGTAGCGGTCCCGGTACAGGTAGCCCAGGGGTTCGTGCGGCTGAAGACATTATGGTTGATGTCGTTGTTCGACCCGGCGCTAAGCCCTAACCCATGAAAATCCATATTTATGATTGCGCTGTCCTTGAGGGTAAAGTAGGTGCAACTGGCGCAGGCAACGGGGGCATACCCGGCGGTCACGGTCGGGGCGTTATTCTGGTCTATCGTGAGGTTGCTGATCGTGACATTGTTGATCGCCGAGCCAAGAATCAGGTCATGGTTCAAGGTAGCGTTCTTGAGCCTGATTATGGACGAATCCGTAGACTCCCCTTGCAGGTCCACGCAGCTCGCAAGGCTAATAGCAACCGTGCTCGCGGTGGTGCTCACCATGTAGACCCCAGGAGGGAAAAACACCGTTCCGCAGCCATTGGCGGCCACATAGGTGATGGCCGCGTTGATGGCGGTGGTGTCATCCGTGGTCGCGTCTCCCTTGGCGCCGTAGTCTTTCACGTTGTAGACAGTCGTATAGCTGCCCACATCCGCCAGAAGCGTGAAGGGTGTCAGCCCGGTGCCCGAGATTTGCACATCGACATGCTGGCCAGAGGGCGACAGGTAGAAGTACCAATGTCCCGTCGAATCGGCGGTGAACGGGTTGGAATGCAGCGTGCCACCGCTACTGTCGGAATAGATTGAGGCCAACGTCCCACCGCTGCCCGTGACGTAAACCGTGACCGTGCAGGATGGGTAGGAGCGCTGGACCGGCGTAGCGGCGGAAGACAGGTATCCGACTACATTGACGGCCTGCCCGCCCTTTTCGCACCAGCCCTGGATGCGCTGCCCGGCGGAGGCGGTCGCCAGCACCATCAGCCCCGCCAGAATCGCATTGAGAATTGACTTACGCCGCATGATTGGTTCCTTCCTACGCTAGGGTAAAACTCACAACCGCCATATCAGTATCATAAGGCCCAGCATTTGGATTCACGCAAAACCCAATAGAATCAGGAGTGAAGAAAGCCGAGAAATCAAAAGCCGTTGTTAGGTCCTTCCAATGAGCGCCGTCCATGGAAAATTGAAACAGCACATTGGATACAGAGGTGTACACTATACGCATCCATGCTATGCATGGAGGTTGGGTTGTCAATGAGGAAAAAATATCGCTACCTCCACTTGACACAGAAGTAAACTCCGACACGTAGTAACCAATTAAGTTACTGACGCTTACAAGTAAAAAGGTAACGGCTTTCCCCAGCGAGCTATCATAAAGGACAACCCCGCGCCCTTGATAGCCAAGGTTAAGAAATAGAGCAGAATAACCAACCGTCAGGGTCTTGGAACCGCTCAATGCCTGTTTCAAAATGCGCAAGTTGTTACCAGCGGCCGGTGCCGTGAGATATATACAAGCTGGATTTGAACTATCAAGCGTCGCGGTCCCTTGATTGACCCACGAAAAATCTGCCGCTACTGGCGGCGTGAAGGTCGGCATCCAAGGAAAACTTGCGCCGCCTCCAGAAACTGTAGCCCACACTACGTCGTAGGCTGTATTAGAATTCTTAGTCAAAGACTGCCCGGTTGTTCCCCCTGTAGGTATTCCTACTGGCAGCCCAGTAATGTTCGTAGCAGCAATGGTAGGTGCTCCTGTCCAAGATGTGTTGCCACTGCCGTCAGTCTGCAATATCTGATGATTCGAGCCTGCATTGAGCGGGAAAGTCCACGTCCAGGCGCCTGTTGCCGGATCGACTGTAACGATCAACGAGTGAGAAGTGCCAGGGAAAATGATCTCGCTGAATGTGCCAGAGCCTCCGAAGCCTGCGATGGCCACGGCGGTGATGCTGGAAATCACCCCATCCGGGCCGACGACAATCTGCGCCACGTCGGTGCTGTCGCCATAAGTGCCGGGGACAAGATCCTCGCCGCTCACTAGTGCCCAAGTACTAGTCTTGGCTGTGTAGCGATACAGTCGCCCGTTGTAGAAAACTACGGAGCCGTCGTAGGCCAGCGGGCTAGTACTGGATGGCAGTGCAGTGACGCTGGGAATCGTAGTCGGCTGCCCGGAGGAAGCCTTCCCAATGGCATTGGTCAGGTTCTGAGCTACGGTGGAGGGCGCAGCAGGAAGCGCCAGCGCCGCGGCGGTAGTAGCGGCTGCAGCGGCCTTCTGTGCCGCCAGTTCCTTTTGCAGGGAACCGACCTGCCGCGCCAGATCGTCCAGCCGACGGGCGGCGTCGGCCGGCAGCCCGAAGCCCTGGAACGACTTGTTGCCCAAGCCGCTCATACCATGCCTCCTGCGGAGCCTTGCTCGCCGAAGGGCCGCACAATCTGGAACGGGCTGTCGCTGCCCCAAGCTTTCACCAAAACCTCGAAATCCGGCTCGTACACGCGCACTGGGGCGCCGGTGACCGTCCAGCCGTACAGCATCCCCTTGTTGGGTGGGCAGGGCAAGTACAACTTCTGCAGGGCGCCGGTCAGTGCCACAACTAGGCTGAATGAGCCAAATTCGCACGCTGCGGCGATCACGCACGTCCCGCTACCCTGCACCAAGGGGCGCACCTCGCGCACGCTGTGGTAGCCCTGCAGGCCGTGGGAAGTGGGTTGTGGCGCGAACCGCGTCACCGATACCGGCACGAGCAGCGCCGTCAACTCGCAGCCATACAGCAGGCCCGGCCCGCTCCAGAAGAAATCGAGCGCCGCATTGACGTTGAAAATGCCGTAATCCGCTGGGTTGCTCATCGGCAGGCGGCTGACGCTGCGCGCGCCGGTTAGAATCTCCTGCAGGATCGCAGTTGACCAGTTGTCAGCTAGCAGTGTGACCGTGATCCCGTCGTCGGTCGCGGCCGCGTCGCAGTCAACAAACACGTCCTCTAGTTGCTTGGCCGCCCGGAAATCGCCGAACGTCGAAGCATTCCCGCGCACCTGGCACTCAATCGGCCCGCCGGTATCGGCCGCCAAATCGGCAAACTGTTGGATCGTCCCGTCCGCGCAGCCCACCAGGGTCACAATGCTGTCTCGGTCTTCGCTCTGCTGGTGCAGCGTCACCGCGGGGGTGTAGAGATCGGCCCACCAGCCGGGGTTCAGCAGGTTAATGGCCAGCGTGCGCGGATACGTGGTACTCATTTCTCACCTCGCCGGGGAGTCAGAAGCACGCGCTTGTCCAACGCTGCCGCTCTCTTCGCACACCCGCCGCAGGGCGAGATCCCCACGCTCTTAGTCACCCGAGCCACCGCAGTCCCCAGCCCCACTGGAGCTTTGAGACCAGGGATTCGCAATCGGATCTGGATGTGCTGGTTGACTTGTTCCATAAGTCTATCCCGAACAAGGAGCAGCCTGGAAAGTGACAATCATTGCCGTTTGGTAATTTACTAAACCCCACGGTTGCCCCCCGTAATACGCTGTGGCCTCATAGCCTCCTACCGTATTGATATTTGCGTAAGCCACGTCCATGCCACGCTCTATCTCTTCAACGCCTTCACTGGTTTCACCATACGTGATGGTTCCAGTCATGTCTGTCATGGCAGGGCTAACAGGGCCAGTCAAAACCCAATTTTGCACAAATTGGTTAAAGGAAGAGGCCCCCCAGTAAGGTGCGCCTGGAAGTGAAATGCCTGCTATTGCAATTACCAATTCGTTTGCTGCTGTTGTAGTGACCACCCCGGTTTCGGCATAGAAAGGCCCTCCGGTGTACATTTCGTTGTCTGTTCTATACGCAATCTGGTCTATCCCGTTCAGGCCGGCCCATTCCATTACTACAAAAGCAACAGATCCCAACTCCGATTGCATGTTGATCGTAACTGATTGCGGCTCGGCAACTCCAGCTACTTTGTAATAAACATTGCCCTTGAAACTTCCACCTTCTGTCTGTTGACCAGTTCCTAGCGCGTTTATCCACCCGAGACCATCGAGATTTGTTGAATCGAAATTGGCGCCTACGTTGTTCATGATGGCGAGCACCAGCATGTTCCCTACCGTCGGGACTGCCCCGAGGGTAGCCGTACCAGACGCCCCTCTGAACCCCGTCCCAACGGCGTATTGAGTCAGTGTCGCGCCCACCGTACAACAATTCGCCGTCAATGTCGCGTTTTCAGCGGGCATTGTGAACGTCGTTGAAGAGTCTGTCGGGCTGCTAATGCCGGACGTGTAATCTCCTGCCGCAGTCCACTCGGAGAAGGGCGGTGTGCACGTGGCCACAATTGGGACAACGGCCCCTTCCGCGTATGTGCCGCTACCCGTCCCGTTAATCACGGTCAAGGTGTAGGTGTTTCCAGGTGGCGGAGGAGGAGCTGGAGGTGGCGGAGATGGCGGAGACGGCGGAGATGGGATCGGCGGAGATGGCAGCTTTGAAGTCTGATAATCGAAGTATAGCCAGCCATTCTTGCAGTAGCACAGCCGCGGCGCCGGGTAAAGCATTGGCGGCTCGTAGCCGTTGACAGTCACGCCCGGCTGCCCCTCGTGCGGCAGGAATGGGTACAGATCGTCGCCCGACAGACTCTTGGCCGGCCCCAAGTCGGTGGCCATGATGCCGTTGCGCGACAGGAAGAAGATCAGCGGGCCGGTATCGAAGCACCACGGCACCAGCAGCCCGGCCCCGACGCTGGTTTCAGCAAACGAGTAGGGATTGGCCGCGTTCCCAGTCGTAGTCCCGGCGAAAAAGCGATTCGCAGTCATGGCCACGACGTAGCCGTTCCAGGTGCAAATACCCATGCCCGGCTCGGCGCTGCTGGTCAGGTCGATGAAGTTAGAGGTGTTGGCCGTCTCCGGGTTGGTGCGGTTTGTGAAATACACCCGCCCTGGGTTGATCGGGTCGCCCCAAGCAAAGAAGGTTTCGTCATACGGCCCCGTCAGGTAGGGCAGCGGATTGCCGTAAGTAGTTGGGCTGTTGATCTGGAACGGAACTCCAGTTGCCGTGTCGATGTTGTCCTCTACCTGGAACGTGTTCGCGCCCGGCGCCCCGCGAATCACCGTCGCCACGCCGTTGATGAGCACTTCAGTCCCGATGCACAGATTGGCAGGGATCGCCACCGAAGTGCTGAAAACGGTTGTGCCGACGACCGAGCAGGTGCCGGTGATCGGGTTCTGCTGCACCGGCCAGGGCTGGAAGTCCACTTGCTCGATCTGGTCGCCCAGTTGCGCGTCGGCGTAGTTGTCGGCGTAACTCCAGGTAGTCCCGGTATTGGGGATCGATGTGGCATACACCGGCGTGCCGTTGACGCTGGCTCCGACTCGCGCGATGTCTACCGTATCCACCTGCAGGTCCGTGCTACACGCCCCCGTCACTACCACCGGCATCCGCTCGGGGAACAGGCCACCTCGGTTGAGCGGACTCCAGGTACTCTGTGCGCCGGTGATAGTGGAGCGATAGCGGTAGCAATACTTGATCGGGTTGTCGGGATAGATCGATCCGGGGCAATTGGGGCCGTAGGTGCCGCCAATCCACCACGAATCGGCCGACATATTCACTGCCGCGCTGCAGGTCACTTCAACGCGAATAGCGGCGATGTTGGCCAGGGTGCGCGTCACGTCGGTGCCGACACGATTAGCCAGCAGCGTGGAAATCGGGATGAAGACTTCGCTCCATGCGCCGGAGCCGGTGGCTAGTTGCGTGCCGCCGGAGATGCCGCCCGCTGCCGCAATCTGGGCCTGCAGAGAAGCGATCTGCTGTGTGAGTTGGGTTGTCGGTAGACCTTCGGCGGCCATTTGTGCTTGCGCTAGCTGAATCTGTTGTACCGCCGAAGTCATCTGCGCCAGTTGCGCCGAAGTCACCTGCTGCGTCAGGGCGCCTTGCTGCGCCGCCAGCAGGCTTTGTGAGCCGGTCGAAGCCGCTTGCAGCACATTGGAAGTGATTTCCGCCCAGTAGTAGTTGTGCAGGAAGTCGTTGCTGACCCCATCCACGTCCAGCAAGATTCGCACCATCAGCAGATTCCCCGGCGTGTCGAAAGCCAAGCTGATGTGCATCCAATCGTCGGCGGTGATAGGGCGGTTGTTGATTTGCGACAGGTCCAAGGCGATGGTTTCGCTGATCGTGCCCACTTCGTTGGTGCTGCTGGTGGGCGTGAACAGCGCCGTAACGCAGCCGCCGGTGACGCTTTCCGCCGCGAGGTGGTTGGCTGTCAGGTACATCCGTGCGCTATCGTAAAACGCTACTGCTTCCGCCGCAGCGTGCGCGCCGGATGTCGAGCAGCGGAAACTGACGGCGTTATCTTCGCCCAAGGCTACAGAAAGCACCCGCACGAACTCGCTGCCCATCTGCACCAGCGAATCGCGGTCGAGCAGCGCGGTATTCGAGGTCAGCACGACGCAGCACGCGCCAGTCGTGCCCGAATCGTACTGGATAGCGGCAATCGTGGTGGCGTTGGTCGCGGCGGCCGGGATCATGTCGCTGATGACCGCCACCTCGGTGCCGATGCCGATCAGCGCACCCTTGGTCAACCAGTCCGTGGTGAGCGAACTGAAGGCCACACAAGCCCAGCCGGTGGTGCTGGAGTCGTACAGCACGGCGGCGGTAGTGGTCCCGGTCGGCACGCGCAAGGCGTCGGCGGGCGTTCCCGCAATCTCGCCCGCAGTCCATTCGGCAGCGGAATCGAAGTTATCCACCACTGAGTACAGTGGCGACCCCAGTTCGGCATCCGGCGGGCTGCCCGGCGGCGGCGTGCCCACGGCGAAACGCGTCCTATCGGCAGCTCGCACTTTGCTATAGCGCGCGCTGTCCGCCACGTACAAGAACGGTTGCACCGCCGCCAGCGGTTGGTAGGAAGCAAAAGTCAGCGGATTGCCGCTGTAGCCCGTGTCTGCCAGGACATTGCCCAGATACAGGTTGTAGCCCGCGCCGGAGAAAGTGTAGTTCACTCCGTTTGCGTTGAAGCCTCGCAGGCTGTGGATGGGATACGAGGAAGGGGCCAAGAACGGGGCGATGGCGGGTCGGATGCCCAGCGCTCCGTCTTGCGTCGGACGCACGTTGGTGCCGATGGCCAAGCGGTCGTCTGGCACGGCATCTATAGGGCAGTTGAGCTTGATGCCCTTCTGGGTGAAACGGCTTTGCTGACGCTTGTAGTCCATCAGGCCGTCTCCTCCGCCGGGGCCAGTTCATACGGTGTCTGCTGGTTTTCGAGCATCGTGACGGCCCGCAGGTTCTTCCAGTTGATGGCTTCGGCGCGCTCGCGCGAGGCATACGACTCGGCCACTTCCAGGAAGGAGCGGTACATCCCCATCGTGCCTTCAAACTCCGGGCCGGCCAGTTTGAAGCAAGCGGCGTGCTGGGCATTGTCGAGCAGCGCCGTCACAATATCGTTGGCCACAGCGAAACTGGTAGTACTGGGAGCCACACTGGCTGGCGAATTGCCAATACAATCCAGCGCTATTTCGTACACCTCGTCCGGAAGCGGCACCACTGCCACCAGATTGCGACCTCCGAGCGCGATAGTCTGCGGCGAGCCGGGGGTTAGATTGCGCCAGCCAGGCTGCCAGTGGTCGAGATTGAACAACGTCGAGGGCAACTGCTGCAATCCCAGCGGCCACGCCTGCAGCACGCACGGGAAACTTTTCAGCACACCCAAGGCCGAATGGAAACGCTGCTGCGCGTAATCGGCGCGGCGGTAATCGCGCGACTGAGCATCCTGCCGCAACACCGCCGCCAGCACTCCCCAAGTCAAGGCCCAAGTGGAATCGTCGGGCAACGCCAGTGTGACCGGGGTTCCCGCACTGTAGGCATAGCCCTGCGAGACAGTCAGCAGAAGCGACAGCGCGCCTTCGGCCAGCGGCGGCGGGATGAACTGCAACTGCAGCGGCGGGGTCACATCCAGCGCGTAAGCCTGCGGCGTAGTGGGGTTCTGTTGCCAGTTGTTCGACCAGCCGTAGCCGCTGATGTCGTCGCTGCGGTCGAGTAGGCTCCACAGGCCGGATGCGGCATCCTGCCACTCAGCGCGGTGGATCTGGATTGTGGCCGGATTCAGTAGCACGCGCCCTTGCGGCGGCGGCGGGCCGGGCAGCGTCTCCTCGTCGGCCACCATCAGCCGCGTCTCACCCAGGATGCGGTCTGTCTGCTCGCCCAGGGCGGCGGCCACGGCGTCAATGCTGAACTGGCCTGTGTTGATGTAGTCCCCGGACCCCGCGTATTCCAAGAGGTGATAGCCCACCTGGGCCAGAATGTCAGTGTCAAGAACCGAATTCTGGATTGCCGGGGAGGCAATGGCCGATAGATCGTAGAAAGGAGTGCCGGCCACGGTGGTGAGTATTAAACGCTCCCGCCAGTATCCGGTGAGCACCTGGAACTCCCGAATGGCGCTGCGAACAAGATAGTCCAATTCGTTCTGGACCCAGTAATCCTTCGCCGACAGATTGATCCCCAGGCGCTGCGCGAGCAGCGTCGTCAGCGATGCGATACTGACTGGGATCGTTGACGGTATCGCCATTTCTCATCGCTTCGAAGACCGCTTAACCGACTTCTTCTTACCGCGGCGCTTGACCACCGAATTGGCTGCGCGGATGGCTTGTCCCTCCGAATAGCCCCGTTCCAACATGCTATTGGAGACGTGCGCCCACTGGCGTTTGCTTTTGGCAGACTTCGCCTTCCGCGTGTGCCGCCGCGCTGATTTTGCCGTCCACGGCATACCCTACGCCTTTATGCTGGTGCCGGTCGGGAAAGCGCCCTTGCGACCCTCTATCGACTGCACGTCTTCGGTCACTTGAAAAGTCACCGGGCCAGCCGGCGCCGGAATCGTTTTGACCGGCTCGGGCCGCTGCTGCATCGGTGTCATCAGTTCCGAACCGGACGGTGCACCCAGCGCCACGCCGTCCTTGATACCGGGGTGCTCGCCGCCCTTGCCACCATCGGCGTAAGGCCGCGAACCCATCGGAGAACTCAGATCATTTGCCATATTGGCTCCTTTCAACTCATCTTACGCTAGGATGTGCCTCTCTCCACGCGGTATCTTCCCTGTCGTGCTCTTCGAGCTTGCCTCGTATATGGGCTTGGTCCTGAAGAACTTGAATTTGAGTCGCCCGGATGCTCTCCACTTGAACCTGTAACGAGAGAAGGGCATTCGCATTCAAGTCAATCTTGGTGTTTAGAGATCCCCAACTTAGCGAGATTGCCGCGATGAGCATGACAATCGTGATGATGTGTCCCGCGTCGATTTTCCATTCAATTTGAGGCATATTTAAGTCCAGTAAAGAACGTGGCTTTGTAGGTAGTCGGCGTCAATCGGACCAGACAGATCCGGCCCGTGGCTCTCGTCGATCACCTTGCTGTCGAAAATCGCGTTGTCATTCTGCTGATCCCCTCGCAGCAGATCCACAAACTGTGCTTCCACCGTCCGCATTTTCTGGAGATGAAAGGCCTTCACCTTAATGTCCACATTCGGCTGATTGGCCACCAGGTCGTGCGCGTAGTATCTGGCGCGAGCCAGGATCGTCGCATCGCTGATCTGCTGCGGCAGCACGGCCGTAGGGGTCGCCGCCAAGTCGCCGTTAGTCATGTACTCCAGGATGTAGCCCAGGGCCTGCACCGGATGGCCTAGCCCCAACTCGAATCGCGGTCGCTGCTGCGTGTCGTTGGGGACGGTCACATAGTCCTTGCCCACTACCCACGTCGGCCAGCCGTAAGAAGTGCGCTGCGGGTCGCGCAGATCAAGTTCCTTCTGTGTGCGAAACATATTCTCGTAGCGGAAACGGTAGCCCGAGATAGGGTCCACAATCGACATCCAACGCTTGAAGTCGATGGCCGGCGCGGGCATGTAGGGCTGGTAGATCATGTACGATCCCCCGGCGCCGCCCGTCTCCGCATAGGGCCGGTCCAAGGTGATTGTGCTCGCGCCGTCGTAGACGATGATGTTGTAGATCGGTCCGCCGGTCACGCGGAATTGGCGCAGCGTGATCGGGCTTTGCGGAGCGGCGGGCAGCGCAATCGCCAGCCACAGCGCGGAGGCGGTGGCGTCGCCGACTACGGATGCAGAGAATTGGGTCGTGGTCACGTGCCCGCCATTGATTGGCGAGGGGGTGAACCACGACCCGTTGCCCTTGTTGAACGACCAGTCGCGCGAGTCGCGGATATCCTTGTAGGCCCGCTGGACAAGCGGCAGGCAAGCCAGCGGGTCAAGATCGGAGTGCCAGGACTTCAACTCCGCCGCAAGTTGCGCGAGTGTGCTCACGGCGTCTCACCCCGTGAGTGTGTTGATCCACAGTTTGACGTATTCGCCGCTGAGGTCGGTGCCCGTGACGGCTTCTGTGTAAGCGGTCTGCGACTGGCCGCCAGCAGTGCCGGTGACTAGCGCAATCCACTTCAGGACGTACTTAGCTTCGGAAACGCGGATCGGCAGCACCAGGTAGTTGCCCGTCCACGACACGGCAACCTCGATGCTGACGATCATCTTGACGCCGATAGTTGCCGCGGCTAGTGGGTCTCCGTTGGAGACGTTGCCGCCGGAAGCTACTGGCGTTGTCCCGACCCGCGTGTAACTCGACGGGCCGGTCCAAAGTCCTCGGCAATACGGTTCATTGCCGGACGGGGCAAGGGCGCGGGGAAAGGAAGAAAACGCCATACGTCCCTCCTTACACCACGTCGGGGATGCCGCGCAGCAGCACCAGGGTTGTGCCGCCGGTCGTCGGAGCGCCGAGCGCCACGCCGATCAGGGCCTTGAGAATGGTCGTAGTGACCGTCACGCCGTCGTTGGCGTTGAGCGCCAATCCCGAAGAGGCGTCCAGATACACCAGATCGCCGTCCACCGGGGTGCCGGTGAGCGTGGTGAACTTCACTTTCACTTTCCCCTTGGTCTGAATCCAGCCGTAGTACCCGGCTGTGATGACGTTCAGGAAGATGCCCGCAATGCGGCCCGTGCGCAGCGCCGAGTTGCCGTCCGTGGTGACAGTGTAGTTTTCGAAACAGGTCGTGAGCTGATCGTAGGCCCACACCGCCGGCCGGCCAACCGTCACTGCGGCCGAAGCGCTGGCGTACAGCCGCACGTACTGGAAGCAGCCGCCGTACAGCGTGCCAACCGCCGTGTCGTAGCGCACGCCGCCGGCATTGCCGTCCAGCCACACGCGCGCACCGAGTTGCGCGGCGTATGTCGCTGCACCGCTGATAGAAGCCTGGCCGCCGGCTACCGCGTCGTTGATGTCGTTCAGCGCCGGGTAGGTGGTCCTGGAAATCGCTTGAGAAGGCCCATTGGGCATGTTGAGTTTACTCCTTTTCTTTCTGAGGAGGCGCCTCAGCTAAGTCCTTACGCAGCAATCCCGTAGAACTGCTTTTGATGCCGCGGGCTGGTGCAAACCAGATTCAGCGCGGCATGGGTGCGCGCAACCACCTTGGTGGAATCCTGCGCCGGGTAGAAGCCCCACAGCCCGAACTGATAGCGCGGGCTGGCCGACAGCCGGAGCTGCCACTTGCGGGTATTGAACCAGCAGAAAACCTCGCCTACCGTGGCCACCGCAGTCGCCACCGGCAGGTTGGAGGCCGTGGCACAGCCGGACGGGACGGTGAAGGTCGAGGTCAGGTAATTGCCTAGCACCGGGTCGTTGACGCCGTAAACGGACGACGGGAAGTAGTCGTCGGGGAAGATGACCGCATCGTTCATCTTGACTCCGGTGACACCCCAGATGGCATCCTGCGCCGTGACCAGTTCGCCGCGCTGCAGCGGCTGGATCTTTTCCTTGATATAGGCGAAGGCGCGCTTGGTGGTCACGCCTAGGTCCGGCCGCTCGCGGCCGATTGAGGCATCCCAATAGCCTTCCTCCAGGACCGAGTACGTGATCGGCCCGCCCTTGGATGTGCCTGCCGCCGCAGTCGTCGAGTCGCCGCAGTAGCGGGGGATAGAGTTCAGCGTCGAGCCGATGGCGGCGTTGCGCGTCTGGCCGCCGTAGCTGGTGAAGTACGAGCCGTCCCAGCCGGGGGTGGCGCCGTCGTTCATGGCCTCAATCCAGCCATTGATGTCGTAAGGCCGCGTGCCCACGACGCCGGTGGTGGCGGAAGTCTGGCCATGCAGCGACATCGCAATCGCTACTTGCGCGCAGATGGAGTTCATCATGTTCGCCGTGTTGAGGCTCAACAGGCTGAACACGGCGTTTGGCCCGACGTTCATCACGTCGATGTTCTCCATGTACTCGGGGTAGATCGACACGTAATACTTCGGGTCGAACCGAGTGCCTGCGATTGTCTGCACCTTGTCCAGGTTGAACTGCGCGCCAATCCCGTAGGAGTTGGTCAGCAGCGGTGCATACAGGAATGTTTGCTGCATCGTCGAGCCACCGCCAAACGTCGCCAGACAGTGGTCTCGGATGTAAGCGAGAAAAGGTACGTCGTTGAAAAAATTATCCTGCACAACTGCCGGATAAATCTCATACAACGTAGTTGCGGATAGCTCGTCCAATGCCGGATCAGCCATGTTCTTTCCTCATTTAACCGTTCTGGCCGGACGGGCTTGCTGGCCTCGCTCGGCGGGTTTACGTCTCGCGCCGGGCCGCGCCCGACGCATATTTGCCTGACATCATCGCTTCGGTGGCGCGCTGCACCGCCTCGGCCATGTTCCGTGTCCGGTCGTTGCTGGTGTTCTTGTTGGCTGAGGCGGCGAAGATCGGGCTAGGCGCGGCCGGCACTCCGAAGGGCGCCGCCGCCCGCTTGCTCGCATCCTGCTCGAATTTGGTGCGCGCCCGTGCTTCGCCTTCGAGCCGGTAGCGTTCGGCCACGATCTCTTCTTCCTTCTGGGTGGCGCCGAACAGGTTATCCCAAACCTGGGTCGGCTTCTGGCGCAATTCCTTGGCCTTGCTCCAGACGGCTTTCATGTCCAGCGGCTTGTCGGGGAACAACTGCGCGTGCCTCACGGCAATGTCCTGAAACTCCAACTGCAGTTCCGGCAGCGCCTGGAACAATCCTTCCAGGTCGTCCATCCGCTTACCCAGAGCGGGATCAACGGCGGGCGGCTGCTGCACGGGTTCCGGCTTTCTGGTGGGCGCTGGACCGGGGGTATGATCCCCGAAAATCTCCTTGGTCAGCGGCACGCCATAGGTCGCTTCGGCGGTCTTGGCCCGCGCCAGCGCCTCGGCCAGCACCATGTCGGCGGCTTCGCGCTGCTTCTGGGCCTCCAAAAACTGCTCCGTCATGCGCGTCCGCTCGGTTTCCAGGCCGGCGGCCTGTTCGGCGACACGCTGTTTTTCTGCGGCCAGCTCGGCTTTGCCGAGGTTCATCTTGCGATCAAACTCGTTCTGGCGCAAACCATGCTCCAGCGAGTGCTGCAAGGCCGTGGCTATCTTTTCGTCCTTGATGATCTCTTCCGCCTTGGCCGGATCGACCCCGGCGGCTGTGAGTTCCTTAACGACGGTTTCGAATGGCATCTTTCAACTCCTTCCCTTGCGGGCTGCGGATACTACGGACTGCGCCAGCGCCTCGTGGGAAATCATCCCATTGCTCCGGTGGAGGGCTGGCTTTCCGACATGGAAGAACCAACGATTTCGACCAGCAGTTTGGTCAGGTTCCGTTTCAACTCCAGCACCGATTTCGATGCCGCCGGAAACTGTCTCGAAATCCCGTCAAGAGCGGTGCCTAGACCCTGGATCTGTACGCTGACAGCCTGGATCTGCTGGCGCCGCATCTGCTCCGCGTTGAGTTGCGCGGTGCTGGCCTCGTTCACGCCCAGCGCGGACTTGTAGTCCTGCAGGCCGGAACCGGACGGCGCTGCCTGGGGCTGCGGGGAGGCGAAGGGAGTTTGTGGGCTGGTCATAGAGTTGACACCAGCGGCTAACGCTTCGAGCCTCTCTTGCGGAGGGCTTTCTTCGCCGACTTCATCGGCGTGTTGAGTTTGGTCGCTTTGCTCATGTTTCGCACCACTGCGTTCGATTGGGGCGACTGCGCGCGGACGCCGCCGCCCCGCGTTTACCCTTGCTTCGGTAGGGGACCGAACCTGTTACGGTTCGCTCGTTCTACGCGGAGCAGGTTGGCCTACTTCTTGCCGCGCTTGTGGCCACGCTTCCGGCGATCACAAATAGTGTTCAGAGGGATCATCGAGGCAGCTCCTTTCCGGCAGCGGGCAAACAAAAACGGCGCCCCCGGCTTTCACCGGAAGCGCCGCTGTTTTCACAAACCCGTTGCGCTAATCCTTCAAACCTAGACTATGCCTGTATGTTTTGTTCTGTCAACCCCTTTCGGCGGTCTCCACGCGGCGCCGGGGCTGGAAAGGGCTTCGGGCGCACCTCCCAGACGATCCGCCCGGCGGGCGTTCCCTGGCTGAAATTGATCTCCAGTTTGCCGGTCAACTTGCGTTGCGCGATAGTCTGGATCGTCTCGCGCAGTTCGTGGGCTGAAAACAGCAGGCGAATCATGTTAACTCGTCTTAACGGTAGATCTTGTCCCTTGATCTTTTTGCGCAATCGAGGGCGGTTTGCGATTTACATTGGGCCGCCCCGGCCCGCCGCCATCGCCCTGCTGTCCCACGCTGAGGTCTTCCTGCAAGGCGTGCATCCATTCCTGCTCGACCTCCCACTTCTCTGGCTCGGTGACTGGAGGTTTGCCATTACGCATCGCGGGCAGTTCGCCCATATTGAGGCCCAAGCCCTTGCCAATGGTATGAGCCGAAACCGTAACGCCCGCCTTCTTAGCCTGCATCAGAATCAGGTTGCGTCCGATTCTCGACACCTGCGCCTGGCTGTACGGCTCAATCACATATGAAAGCTGTTTGATTGTCCAGCGCACCCGTTCCCACTGGGTGTAGATCGACGAGCCAGCGCGCGGATCTTCGCCCGGCAGATGCGAGGGGATGAGTTCGCCGGGACGAAAATCGATCATCTCCTGGACCGCGCCATCTTCGCCCAGCAGGTGGAACACCTTCTGCGAATCCCAGAATTGCAGCGCCAGCGGGTAGAACAGAGCGTCCAGTTCCTGCGTGGCGACCTCGCCGCCGCGGGCGATGTCCTGCACTACCGGGCCGGCCTGTTCCAGGATCTTTTCGATGGAATCGGCGCTGGGCACCTGCTTAGCCTTGGCCACCGCCATCAGATCCTTAACCACGCTCAGGTTGTCCAGATTCTCAAACAGCAGCGAGACGACCTGCAGAATCCACTGCGGGACGTCCCAATGCTGCACCGGCAGCAACGGCTCGATAGGGTTGCCCATGCCACTGCTGACTTCGACCGTCTGCCCTGGCTTGCGGGTGTTGATGCGCGCCATCGCCGTTTTGTCGATCAGGTTGGGGTCGTGCTTCAGCGGCGGCTGCAGGCGCACCAGCACGCTATCCACCACCGCCCGCAGAATCTGGTTGATGGCTTTCTGAATCCGCCAAGTATCCTGAACGATAGAGTGGCCCAGGTACTCCCAGGCGTAATCGTCGAAGCGCATCGGCACTAGCGGCACACGACCGTGCAGGAACGGGCTGGTGCCGTCCTTGAGGATGCAGGTATCGGTCCAGATCACCCGGCGCCGCAGCGGGAACAGGCGCGCATCGTCCTCGTCGGCGGGCTTCATAATCATCTTGCCCTGCAGGTCGCGCACGCCGGCCGGGATCATCTGCCCCACGAACGGCACTTCGTACTGCCAACTGGTCCCTGGATCGCCCATCGGGATGCGCCGCCCGGTGTTGTTTACGGAAGTGTCCATGATGTAGGTGGTGTAAACGTCCACCACCGGCATCTGGCGTCCGAAGGAGCGTTGTGGGGTGTCGAGGTTTCCCAGCACTCCATTGGGGTTGCCTACCGCGCGCTTCATGCGATCCCAAGCGCGGCCGATCCAACCCGGTACGCTACGTGAAGGCTCAATCTTATGCTGCAATGCGGGATAGGCCGCGAGCACCAGGTGCAGCGGCACCTCTTCGCAGACTGTGACGGCATACGCTTTCTGCAAATCGAAGTCCTCGGTCAGCATGACCGGAAGAACATCGGACGGGCCATGCACCTTGCAGGCGATTTCGCCGTCGCCGAACCCGTAGAAATTGTTGTCCCACCACAGTTCCAGATAGGCCGTGCCGAGACCACAGGCGTACTGGCAGCCTTGACGGTACTTGCGATCCTGCTTGGTGACGATCCACCACAGGTTTTTCATCTTGTTGAGCCGGTCCACACTGACTGCGGCCTCTTTCTTCTTCGTCACCGCCTGGCCGGCTGGCTTGAGGTTCGACACCGTGGCCACCAAATCGCGGAAATTGCGCTTGATGCGGTTGACGTGTACCGTGGAATAGCCGGTCAGTTTCTGCGGCATGTTGTCGCCCGACAGAATCTCGTAGGCGCGCGGCAACTCCGCCCAGGCGGGCTGTGATTCGATGAACGCGCGGCCCATGTCGCGCAGTTCCTTCATTCGCCCCAGTGTCAGTTCCTGGATGCCGTCTTTGTTGGCCAGCGTATCGAGGTACGACGGCGCTTCGTAAAGATCGCGGTCAAAAGGCATTTACTTTCTTCCTCTCCCAAGCCCGTCAGGTCCACGATAGGGTTCCCTGTTTGAGGCGTCGAATTCCAGCGCCTGCAGATAGAAGGCTCCGCGCCACTGGGGACGCGGTTTCTGGTTGTTTTGATCCATTGCGAAGCGGGCGAAGTCGCGTTGCGCCGGAGACATCGACTGCATCCGGTCACGCAGTGCCGAGCGACAGGCGGCTGTGTTTATCTCGCTGAGCCGGTCCTTGCCAATCTGTACCCGCTCCCATTTCTCGCGCTCCTCGCGTTCGATTTCGCGGACGATGCGGCGTTTCTCGTGCGTCTCCTGGACTTCGATGCGCTCGTATTCGGCGGGCATCTTGGCCCCGCGCTGACCGGGGAGGGTGTACGTTCCGTCAGGCCGCTTCCAGAACTCAGTCGGTTCCGGCGCCCAGTCCTCGCCCGTGCCGATAAACTCCAGTTGCACCTCGCAGGCGGCACAGCACAGATGCCTGTTTTTTCTGAACCAGTGCCGCCCTTCGTGCCCGCAGGCTTCGCAGACGTACAGCACGCGGTCGCTCATAACTCCGCCTCCATCTGGTCCAACGCGCCGGGGTGGGAGACGCTATACTGCGTCCCGAAAAATTCCGTTAGCCGGCTGGCGCCCGCCCGCTCCTCGCCCGGCAGGATGATCCGCGGCTCCTCGCGCGACCCCAGATTGGCGTCAATGTAGCGCAACGGGCCGTCAGATTGCCTCTTCTGGCGTAAGTAGCTGATACTCTGGGCCTTACCTGTCACTTCCAGAATGTGAAGCGACAGATAGATGATCCCCAGCGCCATGAAGCGGTCGTCCTTCTGGCCACTCTCGGCGCGCATGGCTTGCACGTCTTCGTCGCGGTGCAGGGCCTGCATCTCGCGCACAAACTCGGGGCTGTTGATGTCGATTTCTCCGTCGCGCAAAGCCTTCACCAGCAGGTCGATCAGCATGGGCCGCGACCAGCGGTTAGTGACGAAGCCGATACGCGTGGCGGTGCGTTCCGGTTTACGGCGGTCGTAGCGCCGCCAATCGTGGAAATTCGACCAGCCCCATTTCTTCAATTCAAGCTGCGTGATTTCGCCATTTAGCCCGGTTTCGATAGCGATCTTTGGCTGGCAAGTGCGCGCCCCTTGATAGAACAGCGCAAGGCAGTGCATCATTGGCGCTAAGTCCATGGCGTTCACGTAGTTGGAAGCGAACTCGCACACCTGACCGTCGCAGCGTTCTAAGTCTCCCTTGCGTAACCCTTCGATGACGGTGTTGTCCATGCCCACGCCGTCGCCGGTATCGACTCCGAACCCGTAAGTAGCGGTCTCTTCCGGCCACTCGAAAATCAGGACCTTCCCGTCCACGCTGGAAGTCTGCCAGCCTTCCCAGCGCAGCGGCACCAACTGGTACGGGCCGATTTCGAGTATCCGGCGCGAGGTGTCGCGGTCGCGCTCGTCGGCCTGCAATCGGCCGGGCAGGATGCTTTGCGCGGCGCGGAAGCCGAACACGCCCACCGGCTCCTCGCAGGAGTGGTTGTAATCCGAAATCGTGTCCACGTCGAACACCGACTCGCCCGAAGCCATGAAGGCTTCCAAGTCGTCGGCGGCGAACTCGTGCAGAAACTTGGCCAATTCTTTTTTGGCGCGGTGGTCCTCGCGGGTAGACTCCCAGAACCACATCTGATGCCGCGGCATCTGCCAGTTCTCGGGGTAGTGTTTGCGCAACTGGTCGTTGGCCAGAACGTATTTACGGGCGCGCTCGGCATGGGCGACCGTCACGCCCATCGGGCGCCAGTCGGGAGGGACGGGATTGCGTTTGAGCCAGGTCGGGGTGGGGTAGTAGTCCTCGCGCACGAACCACGGCAGAAACACCGTACACCAGCGCGCCCGGCCGTTGCGCTTCCAGTAATTGCGCTTACACTGCTCCCAAGTCTTGAACAGCCAGCCGAATGGGCCTTCTCCGGTGGACTCGCCGATGCCCAGCACGTCGGGCGACTCGTGGACCGCAGGCATCAGCCCGGCGTCGATCAGGTCTTCGGCATTGAGGTACGATGCTAACTCGCTGAGGTGGAATATGTTCGGCGTGTTGCCGCGGCCGATGTCGAACTTCTGCGCGCCATGCTGAATGATGAGCCGCGAATTCTGGCGCCCGAATACGGAGCGCGTGCCGGCGCGGTTGGCGGTGCGCTCGGGCCGCAGCCACCACGGCATCAGATCGTACAGCGCGTGGTACTTCTCGACCATCTCGGCCGAGCGTTCCTTGTCCGAGGAGCCAGTGATAGCGACGATGTTGGGGTAGAAAAATGTGCGGTGCGCTACCACCATCTGCGAGTCGGTGGTGATGCCCACCTGGCGGGCCTTGAGAAACAGCAGAATAATGGCCCAACCCAGGTCTTCCAGGATGCCACGGATGTCGTTGGCGATAAGCTGCCCCTTGTTGGGGCAATAGTGGATCATTTCCTGGCCCGAAAGGATGAACCCATACCGAGTCGCAAAGTACAGATAATCCACCATGCACAACTTGCGCTCGTTCTCGACCCAGCGCGTTTCGTCTTCGTCAAACAGCAGCTTGGGAGCGCCGGTGGCACCGGGCAGCATGCCGTAGTCGTCGAAAAATTTGTCGTACTTGTCGTTGAAGTGGGCTACCGACTGGTCACACGCATCGACGGAGTGATAGATCGGCTCGAAGCCCAACTCTTGTTCGGCAATCTGCAAACCTAAGTCAACACTCCGCCTTGAGTACATCCGCTTGGATTATAAACCCTATTCATCCTCGACCGGCGGAATCATCCGCAGCGCGGCGGCCATTTTCTTGGTCCCATCCTCGAATGACGGCAGTTCCTTGCCCACCACTACGACCGCCTGTTCGGCCTCGACTTTGGTGTTGTTGGCCTGGGCGCTCACCGTGACCTGCTGAATAGCGCCGCCGGAGCCGGGTTGCGCTATGACTCGCGCGGCTTCCATGAACAGCCGCCGGTCCCGATGCCCGTTCTCGATGTCCAGCGCGGCGGCGGCCAGCGAGCGCGCGACGGGAACGGAGTAATCGGCGCAGACCGCTGTCACCGCCAATTTGGCCACATCGAAGTTCCATTGATGCAGCACTTTAGCTATCGCGCCGACGCAGGCAGAGCGGTTCGTGCCGGAGCGCGCGGCCACCAGGTCCAGCGATGGCGCTTCCAGCCCCTTGACCCCATGCCGCCGCACCAGCCGGTCGAAAGTCTTGACGAACTTCTCCATGCCCTCCTCGCCGCGCAGCAACTCGACAACCCGCTGGCGCGCGGCGGCGATCCCCTCCACCCCCTCGGCGTCGCGCACCCGCACCAGCCGCGCCAGCCCGTCCAGCGTACCGTCGAACGCCGCCGGCGCCTCACTGAGCCGCTGCAGCGCCGCCGTCTGGATGTTCGGCGGGGTCAACTCCATCGGCCCGGCGATGAGTTCGTTGACCGGCTTGTTGCTTTTTCTCTTCACGCCGAATGATCCTCCACACTGTCCCTGGATTCCACTTCGCCCCGCGGCGCAACGGGTAGCCCATCTCTTCCATGCCCTCGGCAATCGCCCGCATGGTCCAACCGCGGGACCGCAAAGTCGTGATTTCATCGACCCCCAGAAATTCGTCCGGGTGGCGCGCATCCTCCCCGTAAGGCTTCTGCCCCACGCCGCGCCGCAACGGCAGCAGGCCGCCGCAGTGCGGGCACTTCTTCGGGCGGCGCTTCTTACGGGGCATCGCGGCCACCCTGAATCACGCGGAACTTGGCACGGCGTTGAGCGACTTCAACCTGGCGGACCATTTCCTTCGCAGCCTCCTCCATGCGCCGCACCCCCTCAGCAACGCGCTCCTGATAATCCGGATCGTTGATCGCTTCCTGGATTTCCTCTTCCGACAGATCACCGTAGGTTCGCATCGCCTATAGCCTACACCCGGTACACTTGATTTGCAACAAGGGCTTGTCGGGCGCAAGGAGCGAGGAGGAAACCTACGCAGCTGTGGGCTCCAAGGAGAAGGGAGTCTTGCGCCCGTGTCAGCAGAATACGCCGGACCCGCAGGCGTGTCAAGCCTCTTGCAATTCAGACAGAACTGACCGAAAATGTTTGAGTGTCGTTCTCGGTTGCCGGCGGGGCGGCGGTTCTTCGAAGGCCACGCCCCACTCCAAACCGGCCGGATCGACAGCCCGGCCACTGAGTATGAATTACGCCCGATTCGCCAAACTCCCCGAGGAAATCCTCCACGCAAGAGAACTAAGCCCATCCGACAGACTGGTTTACGCCGAAATGGCCTTCCAGGCGTGGTACAAAGATACCTGCTACATCAGTCAAGCCAAAATCTCCGCCCGCACAGGGGTTTCTGCCCGGCAGGTCAGGCGCAGCCAAGCCAAACTCGAAGCCGAACGATACATCACCGGCATCGACACCGGCCTCCACAAAGTCACCACCTACCGCCTCAATTCCCGCGTTTTCGCACCCCGCAAAAAGCCGAATTATGCGGACATTATGTCCTCATCCCAGCCCCAAAGATGCGGACCTGGTGTCCTCCTTTCTAGAAACAGTAAGCCAAAGACTCTCCACTAGCCCGAAATCCAAACCCCAAAACTCCACAAAAAAATTCATGAAAGTCGGACCTTAAAGGCAGTGGCGGGCGGGGGGGCACCCCGTGGACAAACATCGGCGCCGCGACATCGGAGAGACTGAGCGCGTACCATTCGATACTGTATCCCGCCGAGTTCCGATAACCGAGTTTATGTCAACTTTTCATAATTCGCGCATGTTGTTGATTCGACGCTGGATCGCACATTAAAGCCCGCTGCGAGCGTCTGAAAATGGGACAATTCGGGGCCTCTGCGAACAATCGTGCTACGCTGCAGCGCTTGCCGGCGGCCGCAGTGAGCTGATTCGACGACGCCTCGCAGGCTTGCCGGTCGCACCCGCGATGCCTCAATTTCCCCCTAGAATCGTCGCGTTTGTCTCCATTCTC